GGATTAGGTATGTCGCATCTTCGTTTGGTGGGGGCAAGAGGGTATTTTCGCCCCCTTGCCCACACGATCACGCTGTTTTGCTGAGACCGCGAGCCTTGCGCCAATGCTGATATGCAGCGCGGGCGGTATTCGGCGTGACGCCGCCCGCGATCGCGGCATCCACGACCTCCTTGCGCTTCGCACCGGGCATTGCATCGGCGAGGGCGAAGACGACCTCGGACGGGGTTGCTATATCGGAATGCTGACGGTTCGGGTACGTGCGGCCCGTCTTGTTGACGCGCGAGCTGTTCGCAGCCTTGAGTTCGATGGGCTTGCCCCACTCGTGACCGCAGGCAAGGCAGGTGAACTCGTGCTTCATCACCTTGAACGCGGCCTTTTCGCTGCCGTGCGTATCGACCATGCCCTCAAAGTCGCACCAACCGTTGTCGAGTTCGATATTGCAGCCGGGGCAGTGCGAATGACCCGTGGCGAGCTTGATGTTCTCGAGCCCCTCGGACAGGCCCGACAGGCCGGCGGCCTTGTCGGCTTCGTCGGTGTCGAACTGGAACTGCCCGTCGACCGAACGGATGAGCTTTGAGATGTCGAGATCGGGGGTGTTGGCCGCGCCGAGGTGACGACCGAGACCGCGGACTGCTGAAGTGCGGCTGCTGTATGCTTTGATAGTCATTTGTCGTCTCCAGGTCTTCGTTTGCGATGCCCCCTTGTCCACGCTGGAAAAGAGTGCGTCAACTGCAATCTTCACTCGAAGACATATTTTTCTGCTGCCGACGTTTGAACGTGCGCAGACGATGGCAATTAGCACAAACGACCTCGCATTTAGCTATCTCTGCAAGCGTCCGTTCTAGCGTCGTGTTGCGCGTGCTGATCGAGAACAGCTTGACGCCGCGAACGTGGTCAAAATCCATTACGCAATAATGATAGCGAACGCCGCAGTCTGCGCACGGAACATCTTTTGCAGAGCGAACTAAATCCGTTACTTGTTGTTTTAACGCTTGCACTGCAGCTATTCGCGTTTCTGGTGCGGCTGCATAACGTTCCGCCTGATAGCCTTTGGCGCAGCTTCTGCAATACGTCTGCAAGCCTGTTTTTGTCGTTCGCGCGGCATTGAACTCGTCGGCAGACTTATTTTGCTTGCAACGACTACACCAGCCCGTCGCTGAGGCTTTGATCTCTTTTCTATAGCCCTCTTTGTTGCGGACAGCGGTGCACGTTCGACACCACGATTGATAGCCGCGCCTATTGCGTGCGTCTCTATTGAACGCGCTGGCGTCTTTGTCCTCGCCGCATCTTGCGCATTGCAGCAGCATCAGAAGGGGATCATCGCCTCGAATTGACCGCAGCCAAAAGCGATGACAGGGGCCGGCGGCCGCACGTTCGCATTGCCGAGCGTGCAGAGCTCGCGGCTCTCTGTCCACCACTCACAATTCGGGCAGCACGGCAGATCGTGCTTCAGCTTCTCAATGGCGTACTCGAGCGCCTTCTGGAAGGGGAGCTTGTGCTTGGGATCGAGCTCGGTCATTCAAAGATCCAATCCATGATCTGAGGGTAGTCTTTCTTCATCCACACCACGATGCGCTTCGGGGTCTTCAGCATATCGATCCGCGCGCGAGCCATGTCCGTGCTCATCGGCATCGCGCCGCCGCCGTGGTTCGCCCACCACAGCTCCGAGCGCTTGCGCGGATTGCCGCCGTGCTCGGGCAACACGTAGTGCGAGAAGCGCCGCAGCCCACAATGGTAGTTGACCCGGATCGACGGAGGGCGGCCCTCCTTATTGTGGATCTCGTAGGTGATGCGCGTGACTTTGTGCTCCTCGAGCACGGGCTTCTCGAACGCGCCGTCCGTTGTGCCCGACTTGCGCAGCAGCGCGGTGTTCGCGGCCTTCGCGTCGAACTTGACCTCGAATGTAAACTCCGCGCCGCATTGGACGCAGAACCTCGCCGACGGGTGATTCCAGCACTTGCACCCCTTGATCGGATCACCGCCGCGGTCAGGGTCCGACGTGTTCGGCACGATATTGGACACTGGCGGATCGCCCGTGCGGCCGCACGTCTTGACAGGGGGCTCCCCTGTGCCCTTCTTCTTCTTGGACGGCAGTTTCGGATCGTTGATAGGCCCGAGCAGCGCGGTGTTATACGCGAAGTCCAAGACCAAACAATCCCGTTTCGCCGAGTTCGCGATTGCGAGGAGCCGGCCCTCTTGTGTCAGCACGTCAAAGCCTGCCGCGTAGAATGTGCGCGTGCCGCGGCCGATCATCTGCACCCAAAGCCCGGGCGACTTGGTCGGGCGCAGCATGACGATGCAGTCAAGCGCGTCAAAGTCGAATCCCGTCGTGAGAACCCCGAAGTTGACGCAATGGCGCACGCCGTTATCTCCGAACGTCATAAACGCGGCGAGGTCGTCGTCCCTAGTTGAGCTTTTCGAGTGCACGGCGACAGCCGTTTCGCCGTGCGCCTCAAGCTCTGCGACGATCGATTCCGCGTGCTCGATGCCCGTTGAGAACCACAGCACCTTGCGCCGGCCGACTGACAGGGCGAGCGCCTCGGCGACGGCGGCCGCCGTTATCTCGGCCTTGTTTACCTTGCGCTGCAGATCGCCCGCGACGTAGTCGCCGCCGGACATCTTCACGCCTTCGGTGTCAAGGATCGTGGTCGTCGGGCGAGGGATCAGGGGGACGAGGTAGCCTTGGTCGATGAACCAGTTAAACGCGTCGAGACCGCACGCGTCGAAGCAAACGTCCGTGAAGAGCCCGCCGTCGGTGATATGCCCCAGCCCGAGGCGATACGGGGTCGCGGACAGACCAACGAACTTGCAGTTCGGGTTCGCCTGCGGATTGTCAACGAAAGCGACCTCGCCGTCGGCTTGCTCGACGTTCTCGCCCGCCATGATCCAGTCGGCTAGCTTGCGGTACTGCGTTTCCTCTTTGTGGGACACAAGGTGGCACTCGTCGATAAAGACGAGATCGATATGACCAAGCGCCGCGCGCCGATTGTAGATGGTGCCAATCGTGCCCATGGTGATCGGCAGGCCGAGCTGGTATTTGCCGAGCGACGCCGAGCACACGCCGACAGGGATCTGCGGCGCCATGGCCGCAAACTTCGCGGCGTTCTGAACCACGAGCTCCTTTGTCGGCGCGAGGATCAGGATTCGCTGCCCGTTCCACGTAACAACGATCTCGATGCAGATGTCCGCAATCGTCACCGACTTGCCGGTGCCTGTGGGCATCGCGATCACGGGGTTGCCCGCCTTCTTGCCGAAGTAGGCGAAGAAGGCGTCTCGAGCCCACGTCTGGTAGTCGCGTGTTTGACGGACGAAGGCAGACACCTATTACCTCGCGATTAGCTCAGGGATTGGTTCATGCCTTCCACATCCCTGCATTTGGTCCGCTTTGTCAAGCACAACGTTCTTTAATTCGCAGCCCCAAGTGCCCGACGGAATATCCGCGACGCTGAACCGGCACGTGCGGCAGTTAATCTGCAGCTTGCCCAGCTGCGGAAAATGGCAACGCTGGTGCGCGTCGCAGATCCCGCACTTGAAGTTCGATGGGTCTTCGGACAGCCGCTTGGGCGGCGTGCGTGCCTCGATGATCGTCCGAGCCCGCTCGAGGTAATGCGTTGCGGACGCGGGGTCGAAGTCGACCAGCTGACAGAAGATGTCATCGTCGTTCTTGTTGACCGCCATGTAGAAGCAACGGTGAATCCCGCGCCTCGCCATGCATGCCTGCATCTGCGCATAGTGCTCGGGCTTTGACACCTGCACCCCTTTGACGACAAGGTCACAGAATGACTTCGTATTGTGCGTCTTGAACTCGCCGAGGACCCACTCGCCGCGGCAGTCAGGGATGTCCCACAATACGCCATCGAGCGCAGAGCCGAAGTGCCCTCCGTGGTCCGAGATGCGTTCCTGCCCACCGTCCTCAGGTTGATAGAACTGCACGCCGATCATCTCGAGCATGGCGAGGAACCTTGCCTCCTCCTGATGCCCACGATTGAAAAGCCGCAGCATCCGCGGGATGAACTTTCGCGCGTAGCTCCAGCGCCAGCTGTAGAACAAGGCCCGTTCGCATTCCTTGCCGATCTGGCTCGCGCCGAGGTGCGAACGGAAATTGTCCGTCGTCTCGTCCTTGCGGTATGCGTCCTCGATCTTCGGCAGGTGCTTCTTCAGCAGCTCGCGGAACAGGTTGCCGCCGTCGGCATCGATCGCGGCATTGATTGCCTCCTCGGTGCGCGTCGCTCTTCTGAACGTCGGAGCCTTCGGTAGTGCGGCCATTATAGGGGTGTCCATCTATTCGATTTGGAAATGTTCTCGGAGGCTGTTAAGATCTGCAGATTCGTCTCGACGTGCAAGCCGGAAATCAGCTCGCCTTGTAGAGGGTACACGTGATCCACGTGGTGCTCAATACCTGTTTCCGTCGATAGTCGCCGAGCGTCGGCATATATTGCAGCAATAGCTGCGAGATCAGCCCACGGCACAGTTCTACGCAAAAGCATTGCCTGCCTATACGCTGCACGTGCAAGGTATTCGTCTTTGTGTGCTGCGTAGTGTTTCGCCTTTGATGCTCTCTTGTCGCGGCTACGATCACGCTCGAGAGCTTCGGGACGTCTGCGGCTCTTCGCGTCGCTTGCACGTCGCATAGCCCTGCAAGGTTCGCAAGGACAGCGCCCCTTGGCGTCAACGCGGACGAGACCGTTCTTGCACCGCGCTATTCTCATAGCTCGTCTCTTTGCTTGCGCATATGACGCTTAGCTTCTGCGTCGCACCACCTATTACAATATGACCGAGAGTCTTGAATACCGCTGTGCCCTTTGACGTGTCTTGAGCGAATTGCGGCATCCGGAAAGTATTCGCGCCTCGCAGCACGATACAGCTCTGCATAAGGGCCCATGCCCTTGATTGCGTGAACCACGGACATGCAGTCCGTCTGCACGAGTATGTCTCTCGCGCCCGCATTGTATGCGATCCAAAGCCCATTGAAGACTGCCTGTAGCTCGGCAATCCCTGAGTCCTGTGGCCTTTCTCGGAACGCTCCCGCGTGCCTACCTTTATTGCCACCGTCATAGGCGATCCACGCCGCCCACCCACCAGCTTTGGTCCGACTGCAATGCGACGCGTCGGTAATGACGGTCGCCCTCATAGCAATCTCCTAGAAAAGGTGACCCCGCCCGACGCCGGGCTACATGAGAGCCGTCCGCAGCTTTTCAGATCAGACGCGCGAACGGGCGGGGTCAGGGGGCGTGCCGACTTGCGACCCGCGCGCCCCCTATTCGTCAAGCAGACTTAGCCCACGGCGGGGCTGCTGCAGGGGCGCCTGCTGCGGGCGCGGCAGGAGCTGCCGGCGCTGCAGGGGCGGCTGGGGCGCTCGCAGGCGCCGCAGGGGCAGGGTACAAGGCCGCAACGTCGGCAGGCGACTTCACGTCGGCACCCTTAAACATCCACGCGGGATCGGTCGGGTGTGCGGCCCAGCCATCGGCGAGGGCGGCCGCCATCGGATCGTGCGCGACAGGGGGCGGGGGAGCCGCCGGAGCCGCAGGCGCTGCGGGTGCCGCAGGAGCCGAAGGTGCAGTCGGCGCGCCCGGGGGCGTGGGTGCAGCTGGCCCGCCCGCTGCAACAGCGCCGGTTCCGCCCGTTGCGATTTCCTTGGGATCGAGGCCTTGGCTGTTCCGGAAGCCCTTAACGTCGTTGGACGCCTCATACGGCGGGTTCGTCGGGCGGATCGACACCTTTGCCTGGAACGGGATGCCGTGGAGCTGCTGGCTGTCCTCGCACTGAATCTGGCCGGTGACGTAACACAGCGCCGACAACTGCTCGTAAGCAATCTTGACAGCGACCGGGTTTTCGTTCTGCAGATTGAGGTTCAGGAACAGCTTGCGGCCTGCCGCGGGGCCTTCAAGCACCTCCATCGTCAACGCGAGGTACGAACCCGTCTTTGGCGGATTGACAGGCTTGGTCTCGGAGTCGGTGATCTTGACGTGATACCAGCCCGGCTGGATCGGATCGAGCGCAGCGCTCGGCGCGACCGTTTGTGCGTTAAAGTTCAAGATAGCGATAAATAATTCCTTTCAAGGTTTGAGTCTAACACCAGGCACACTAAGGGGCTACTTCACCCCGTAGATCTTGTTGAGCACGTTGGTCAGATCAGGGTACTCGAAGAACTCGAGCTTGCCCGATCTGTCCTTGCCTTCGTATTGCATGTCCACGGACGTTTGCAGGGCCGTGAACTCGCCGCCCGCGCCGCGGTATTTGCCGAGGTGGAAAACCTCGTCGAAGAAATAGGGGAGCCCTTGGGTCAACGTCTTGCCGGGCATCATCGGCCCCCAGCGCGTCACCCCGTTCTCGTCCTTGATATACTCGGCCTTGGCGGTCATAAAGACCTGCTTGCCTTTGATGTCCCGAAGCGCGCGAATGACTTCCCACATTTGATCGGCGAGGATGCCATAAGCCTGCCGGCCGTCCTTCGTCCCCGCCTTCGCGTTCGCCAGCACCTTCTCGGCGATCTCGGAAATGGAGTCGATGCCGATCGAGTGATACGCGTTGCCGCCGGGGCCGGCGAGATAGTCGTGCGTGCGGTTGAGGTCATCGAGATTCTTGATCTCGATCGCGGGGACGGCTTTGTCCTGCAATGACAGCAGGCCGCCTTCGGCTGAGACGATAATTGGCGACGGCAGCGTTGCCATCAGTCGCGTCTTGCCGATGCCGGCGCGCCCGTAGACGAGCCCCTTGACCCCGTTTGCAAGCGAGATCTTCGTTGTGTCGGTGACGGTCAGCCCGACAGG